GCGCTTCAATATCACCACCGATAATATTAAAGTCATAGCCTAACTTTGATTGAAAAAGAGCTGCATCTAGCATGATGTAAGTATAGATTAAATCTATTAAGGTTTCAAAATAGTGATATTACTTAGGCATACCCGTATTGCCGCCGTAATTAATTATATATACTTTGTCTTTATGATAATTTCTTAAATGTTAACGATGATAGGCCCGCCGGAACTGTAAAGTTTGAAGCTGCCACTGTTGTTAAGTTACCGTACCAAACCTCAACATGGATTGTGGCCCCGCCTGTCACTTCAATTAATTGCCCTGTTAAGTGGCCCGAACTTTCATTATGCCCATTTGCTGCACGCATGTAACCAGTACCCGTCTGCGCTCCATAAAGGGCAGGTGTTGAGCCGACAGCCAATTGTATTGTAGGGGATGATCTAACCCCTGATGATTCTGTCCAGTAGGAATTAACCGCAACCTCATATAAGCCATCTTCATCAAGTGATGCCCTATCGCCCGATATAGAAAGCCACGAAGGTAGCCCAGCGGCGGGGATTAAAGGGGTCGCATTTAATGGCATCTTGTGCGTTCCGTCCAACGCCTGACTACCCGCTAATGTTGATGCCGCCTTAGCTGTGTTTTGTATTTGCGCTGCCGGAACGCTACCCCCGCCCCCCGATGGCTCAGACCAAGTGCCATCGCCGCGTAAAAATGTTGTAGCACTTGCTGTGCCAGTTGCGCTCATCATAGCTATATCAACCACGCCCGCTGCGATAGTAAGCGCCACATCCCCAGTCACATCCCCAGTATGGGTAGCGTTACTAACCTTAGCATTGTTAGCGGTTATATTACCCGACAAAGCAGTTGTAAAACTTGATGTAGTATTGGTTAAAACGGTTGCTAATGGTTGAAGTCCGCTCAAATCTTGATCACCCGTATATCCCTCATCATTATCCCATTGAGAATTAGACCCGCCCTTATTAGTAAGAGTTTCTGAGCTTGACGCTGTAATATACGCGCCGCTTGCCTGCTTGCCATCTAGGGCGGATTGTAAATCAGTTTGGTCTGATAGTGTGCCTGTAATATCGCCCCATGCAGGAGACCCGCCGCCGCCCGCTGGCTCAGACCAAGTGCCATCGCCGCGAAGATATGTAGTTGCGCTTGCCGTGCCAGTTGCGCTTAACATTGAGATGTTAACAGCTCCAGCCGAAATAGTTAAAACGCCGTCCCCTGTAACATCCCCAGTATGGGTAGCGTTTGTTAATTTCGCCGTGTTCAAAGTTATAGCCGCGTCAATAGCCGTGGTAAAGCTAGCGGTCGTGTTTGTTAAAACAGTGTCAATAGGTTGTTTACCATCTAGCGCGGATTGCAAATCAGTTTGGCCCGATATCGTACCTGTTATATCGCCCCAAGCCACGGACCCTCCGCCGCCGCCGCCGCCGCCGCCTCCGCCTCCAGCAATCGGAGCGCTAGTATCGCCGCCATCATCTCCAGTATGTATGTGAGTATTAAAATTTGCGTTAATGCCTGTGCTTATGAAGTTATTAGCCGTAACGTCTCCAGTAACAGTGATACTACCGTTTATGGTAGATGTTCCAGTCGCGGTTATATCTAAGTCTGTAGTGTTTACAATCGTATTCCCGCTAACAGAAGCCGCAAGATTTCCGCTAGGAACATTCACCGTAACATTGCCACTAGCGTCAAACTTAATACTGGCTTGAGTTAAATAGTTTCCTATTTGAACCTCGCCAGCAGAGAGGTTTTTAAAACGCCCCGTCATATGGTCTAAAATCGCATACTTAGTGCTATTGCTTCCGTCAACTTGGAAAAGCAAGCCGTTACTTCCTTCTGGCGGACTTGTGCAAACACCATACACAGACTGACGTACCGCATCAGTATCTTTGCCCTTGTACGAAACCCCCACATTTGGGTAGTTAGTTGCATCGCCGCGTATAGCACTTAAGATAGCTTGAAAAACCCTCATTAGAAACTATCCCCTAAACTTTGTCGAGCCGCTTCACGGGCTTCCTGTTGAGCATTGAGCGTGTAAGCATCTTTATAAGTCATCTGAAATTTACTAACACTTCCAGAATTTAAAGAATAGCTGTATTCAATCGAATGAATAAGCATGTCGGATGATATATCGCAAAAATCATCTTCAACGAATGATAATGTATTAACCTTAAATGGCACGCCATTGTGGGAATGCCCTTGAACGACACAAGAATAATTTACGCTATTCGCACGCCTGATATTGGCTTCAAACTCGGCACGGTTAAAGCTTGATGAATTATTCATTTCCTCTTCAGTATTAAACTCAATAACCCGCGATTTTCTAACTTTATTGTCAATCGAAGTCGAGCCTGACTGAGAAACAATATCACTAGCTGGCGCGGCATCATTTGCTATAGGATCAAGCTGCGCCCGTGCTGTGTATTTATAAAATATCTTATCAGCCTTCTTTTTAAAAGTTGCAGCCTTAATGTTTTTCCCCCTAACCAGTCGGAGGCCCGATTGAACGCTTCCAGCTCGCATAAGAACAATATTACCGTCTTCATTTGTTGTCATTACGACCTGAAGTTTCCTAGCATAAGGCTCAAGGAAATTAAAAATAGTCTGACCTACTTCAGCCTCTATTCTTTCCCCACTCGCAAAATCTTGAATAGGCGTTTGAGATATAACTTTAATATCATGCATATTACCAGCGTCAAGAACAATGCGAATAATATCAGCAAGCCCATTAGGAGCGCTAAAAACTTTATTGCCGCTAACGGTGCTGTCAAAAGCATCACCCGTACGATCCCGACCGAATAGGTATAAACTGTGGCTAGTGTCATCATGAGATACCTCTAATATTTCTATAAAACCGTTAAAGATCGCTGTGCCATCCGCAAAAACTCGAACGGCATCACCGATCTTTACGGGCAAAAGGTTTTCAGGGTTAGCGGACACGTTCGCCTCAAAGTAGCCCATAAAGTTATGAATAGAACGGTTTACAGTAATATTTAAGGCGTCCTCGTATAAAACGCCATTTACCTCTATAGATAAGGCCATTAAGAAATACCTTTGATGGATGTTTCGCTTATTGAAGAGTTAATATTTGGATTGAGATTTGAAAGCGTATCAATATTATCAATACTTTCGTAATACCTATATGAAGTCAACGCTAAACTACTTTCGCCTGCGTCTATATCCACAACACGCCAAGCGCTTTGTTGCTTTTGGTCAAACACAGTTCGGCTGGTAGCCCTGAGTTCATTCAAAATAGACTTAACGTCTGGATTGAATATTAACCCGTCATCATTAGATGTTTCAATAATAAAATCATAAGCTGTCTCCAGATCGTCTTTAACATCTATTAATTGCGTCTCTGTATTATAGTCGGCATAAGTTGCGGCCTCATATGAGGAAATAAGCGAGTTAACCCGCGTTAAATCCTCAAAAGCGCTTAAATTGTTATCCTCTTCAATACGTTTATTTGTGGTTAAATCCTTAGCAACCCTATCGCTACCGTATGTAGTTAGGCCTATATAGCCCTCGTAAAATGATCCTATGTTAGCGCTTAAATTCTCATATGCGTTATAAACTCCGCGCATTTGCGATAGGAAGTTAACACCGCTGCGTACTGCGGTAGGGGCTATGTTTTCAGCTATATCAATAATGGTATTAAAATCAGTTAGGTTATCTGGTATTATTCCTTGAACGTCAGAAGAAAGGACGGTAAGATTACCCAAAACACCCGTTAACTGTGATGCGCTTTCTTGCAAAATAAAAGGGGTGGTTAGGTTTATATATTGATCAGAAAAACTTAAATCCAAAGATGATTTTGCTTGCGCGGCAATATTTGAAATAAGATTAACGCTATTAATGCCAGCGTTTAGAGTGATATTTTCTTGGCTCTCTTTAAACGTTATCGAGAATGTAAACTTACCAATTGAGGCGTCACTTGCCGTTGAAGTCCATACCGTTGCGACAACCATTATCTGACCATAAACAGGATGAATTAACAGGCCGCGTCCCGCCCTATCAAGCTCTGTCTCAAATCTTATGCGCCTTTGTATAGCGTCCGCGCCGTGAATAATTGCTGTTAACTCATAGGTTCCAGCTTGCGATCCTAACTCTTCTACGTAACGCCTGTTATTGGCCCCCGTGTATTCATGGTCAACCGTCTTTTTTCCGCCAGACCTTGTTTCATCCGGCGTTAAAAAAGATATTCCGTTATATGATGCTGTTAGTAATTGTTTAAAAACGCTCATTATTAACTTCCTTGCCCCGCCACTGTTGTTCCAATATTACCGACCGCGCTACTACCCATAGAGGAGCTGTTAACCGTTGCACCATTGGCTGTTATATCAATATTGCCGTTAAGGGTATTTTGATTTGCTGCACCTTGGGCGGCTGGGTTGACGTTAGGGATAAGGTTATTGCTCAAGCTATTTGATTTATTTAAGTTGAAAACAGCCGCGCTTTTTTGTGTCGCCATTAAGTCAGTTAATCCGCTAGGGATACTAATTCCGGGAATCATATCAATGGCGCGCATTATTAACTTTACTGGAGACATGAATATATCAGCCAATATAGCCCCCATAGTTACGAAAGCGCTTGTAATAACGTCGACAACGCCTAATGCTGTAGCCTTAATCGCGTTTAACGCACCGCCAGACTTCACCGATAGCCAAGCGAACGCCGCCCCTATGCCTATAACACCAGCAACAACCGCGGCCACAACCCCGCTTCCTATAATAGCCCCTATAGCTGCCACCAATATACCCACAACTAGTATAGCGCCACCCAAGGCAGCAATAATTCCAACCACCAAGAGTATAATTCTTTTTGTTTCGGGTGATAATGCCTTAAATGCTTTCGCCATTTTTGTTATATATTCTACAAACTTAATCGCAGTTGGCAGTAACTCCTCGCCTAACGATGCCTGTAGTAAGAATACGTTATCTTTCATTGTTGACATCAAGCCGTTAAACGTCTTTGATTGCTTATCCATCATACCAAAGAAAAGACCGCCATCTCCCGTCATACTAACTAGAGCTTTATTCAGAACGTCAAACGTTATCTCCCCCTTTGACCCCATTTTTAAAATCTCGGCAGTGGTCACCCCGTATTGCTCTGCTAAAATCCTTAAAACGGGTATTCCGCGCAATGCAAATTGATTAAGCTCTTCAGCCATAGCCTTCCCAAGGTTTTTAGATTTAGCGTAGATAGTAGTCATTTCGTTAATAGGAACCTTAGCGCCAGCGGCTAAATCACCTATTAACTGTAGCTCCTTAGTCATATTCTCTGCGCTAGTGCCAGCAGCCAATAACTGGGTAGCTGAGTTAGCTATACCCCCCAATTGGAAGGGGGTAGATGCTGAAAACTCTTTAAGCTCTCCGAATAGTTTTTTGCCCCTCTCAGCCGAGCCAAGCAGGACATCAAAGGAAACTTGCATCGTCTCCATATCGGCTGCAGCCTGTATCATCTGCTTGCCCATTAGCATTATAGGTAAAGTTACAACGGCGGACATAGCAGCGCCCACTTTCATCATATTCTTGCCAAGTTTTTTTAGGCTTTTGGCTGCGTGATCAGTGCTAGCCTTTATTCTATCTGTTGATCTTTTGATACGTTTAGCATGGGCCGTGTATTTGTCAATTATCTCGTAAACATATGAAACTGAATATTTAGCCATTTTTTGAAGCCTTATCCATTGCTTGTTTGGTTTCGCGGTTAATTCTTTCCGCTTCTGTTTGAATTTGACGAACCTCATCGAATGGAAGCGTCATTAATGTATCATAAAGAAGGCCACCTTCGCCCCATTTGACGAGATTTAAAACCATCGAATAAGCGTCTTGATATTTACTGTCTAGCCAAAACGCTATTTGATAAAATTTTCGCAATACTCAAAGCATACGTTTTCAAAGTCTTTTAGGCTCATATTTTCGATATGCGAATCTTTAATAGCAGTATTATCAAGAACGGTACATACCCGAACCATAATAGTTTGGAAGCAAGCATAAAATCCCTCTAAGTCTTCGTTTGACCCGACAACTAATTCTCTGATTGATTGAGATTTATCGCCATCAATTTCTATTTCACTTTGACCATTCGCCTTTGCATCGTCAGCCATTTGCATCATCTTATCAAGACCGATAGAGCCTATAAACTTTTGCTGCTGCTGATCTTGCGCCCGTGCGATATATTGCGCAAGCTTTGAAGCCTGCTTGCGATCCTTCATAGAAGGGGCGGTTAAAACAAGCTCGTAAACTTCCTCAAATCCCCCGTCTTTTGATACCTGTATAGATGTAGATAGTTTAAAACTTAACTCGTTCATGTTAACCAGCCTCACCCATAAATTCAACTTCAACAGAACCGTCCGCGCCTACTGAAAACTCAGGCTCACTTGTTATGTTCATGTTAGTGAATGACAAAGGAGTTGTAATTGTACGGCTAGAAATTCTAATTGTATTCCCGCCGTTAAACTTATTGTCGTGCCATGTCTGAACATATTCCATGTTGGCATCAGTAACAGAAAGGCTAAATTTGACCATTCCTATTTTTGTCTCTGCGTTCTCGGTAATAACCGCCTCAACACTGTCTCCGCCTGCGCTTTGTGCGCGGACATTAACATCACCAACACCGCGTTTATAAGAAAGGGTATTAGGTAAGATTGAAATCGTTTGATCATTCACCTGAATGGTCGGATTTGATAAAGCATTAGCCATGTATATTATTAACCTCCAAAGTTAACTTGAATTGTACCAACAATAGCACGAAGTTGCGTAACTAAAAGCGGGGCCATATTAACAGTCGCCGTTCCAGTTGCCAAATTCAGGCTGATAGCTAGGTTGTTTAAAAAGTCTTGTTCAGCATTGCGTCCGCTTTGAACTAAACCGCTTAAAGCAAGTGAGCGATAAACCTCAAGGGAGAAAGCGCGGATACTTGCGGCGTTAGCCATGTCACGTCCGGCGATCAAGTCACCCTCCGTTAAGCGTGATTGCGCGTAATTCTTCTTATAGTTTGCAAAGTATGTTTCGCGAATAAGAGACGCTGTATCAATCGTGTTTAAGAACTTATAAGAGCTATCTCCGTTTCCTGCGTTATCTGTCAAGTATGTTGTAACCATATCGCCAAAGATTGTCGTATTAAACGCACGGTTAGCACCAAGCAATGATATAGCCGCGCCGTTAAGCTCGTCTTGATCTTCAAATGTAAACTCATCTTCAGGCAAAGGCACTGGCAAGTTAGGCAAAGCCGTATTAAAGTAAGGCAATGAACCAAGTGAGATACCACCGAATTGATCAAGAGCCGCTGTTGTCGTTAGGTACTGAGTAAGGTTAGCGCCAGTCGTAAGTCGCAAAGCTCTAAGCGCCCCGACTTGAGCCGCGGTAACATCTGGCATTTCACGCAATGATGTACCCTTGCGAAAACCAAGGTTAACCGTTTTATCACCAATAACCGATAGGCTCTGTGAGTTTAAAGCCGCAACATATGACTTAAGGCTTGAAAGCGTGCCTTTTTTAACTTGAATAGCAACGCCATCAAGAACTTCGTTTGTTGAGTTAAATCGTGTATTTAGAACATCTTCGATAACTGTAATATCGTAAACAGAGGGCCAAACAACAGTATGGTATCGGGTAGAACCCAAAACATCCAAAACGCCTGTTAATGAAGGGTCGGTTGCTCCGTTGGCCCATCCTGTTACCGTGTAAGTAATTCCAGCAACCGCGCCTTTTACGCTTACTGTCCATTCGTTAGAATGTGTACCGCCGTTAGAAGCCGTCGCTGTCGCTGTGCCAGTTGAGGCTGCAACTGTAAATGGGCTTGATGTGTAAACCGCAAAAGCAGTTTCAACTGATGCCGCTACGTCCGTAGCAGTGTCATCCACCGCGATAGAAACAACAGTGTCATATCGTTTATCAGAACCGAAAGTAACTGTGATAGTTCCAGCGGCTGTAGCAGTACCAGAAAAGGCGACAATGCCTGTACCGTCTGATGCCGCGCCCGCGTCTGCTATTGGCAAAACATCAATCGGCGTGATCTTATTGTATTTCTTAAATTCTCTGACCATTTCAGCTACCTGCGAGCGAGCGCCAAACAAGGCGTTAATCGCGTTAGTAGCGTCATCAACATCACGCTCAAGTACGCCATCTGCGGCTGTGCCTGAAAGTAACTGACCCACTAAAAGTACTCGATGGGCCGAAACCTTAGCGAGTTGCTCGGCTGGGATAATATTTAGGGTTACACTTGGTTTTGAAATTGGCATTTATTTCTTACTCCGTTTTTCTTTTGGCTTGTCTGTAATAATTTCTACGCATCCGTCAACTTTGGCGTCTTTAAGACGGTCGCGCCAGTAACGGGAAAGAGGAACGCCATCTTTATCCGTGTCGATATCTAATTTATGACCCGCGGGGTGATTTTTTAACGGTGCATTAAGTAAGATTTTTTTCTTATAGCCCGTAAAAGCTTTATTTTCATACTCGTTTATCATGCGTTAATAGTAACCCCTGAACATCAATGTTTCAAATTAGCAAAATAAACGCTTGCAATGAATTTAAAATTAAAATAAGATAGCTGTAGTTAAACAGAACATAAGGAACGAACAATGCATAAAGTAGTAATTGAAGTTAGAAACTATAAAACAAAAGAATTGATTGAAACGAAAACCGAGGAGTTCTTTTCTATCTATAATGCCGAACGCCGTTTATTCGATGTTGAGTGCGAGATTGTAGAACAAGAGGAATTGCGCCGCCGATACCAAGGCCATTATGATGACAATTGTCAATCGGTTGAGATTGTTAAAATGGGGGCTTTGTAGGATGATACATACAAAAGGGCCATGGCGTTATTGCTCAGTAATAGATCAGGTTGAGGCATTTGAAGAAAGTGGCAATAGGTCTTTGCAGGTAAAGATAAGCTGCATGGAAGTAGAAAAAGAAGCAAACGCCCGACTAATAGCCGCCGCCCCTAAAATGCTTAAGGTTTTGGATGCATTGCGAACCGAATTAATTTCGGGCTACGGAAAAGAATATTTTGACCTTGAATGGCCCGAAATTAATGAAGTAATCAATAAAGCAAGGGGCGAATAATAATGATACATAAACAAAGAGTAGGGCGGGCTTTACGCCCAATCCCTAATTACTACAAAATAAAAGCCCTAACATCCGCAAAGGATTATATCGAGCGTGGTATGGCACTATTAGAGCATGAGGGATTAGATGAAACTAACCATAGTCAAAGACGGATTGCGCTAGGGATTGAGCTTTTAAAGCAAGATATTATTGATTTGCAAACAAAAGGAATAGAATAAATGTTTACACTAAGAAAGATTAGTATTGAGGATGGCAAACAATCAGCGCTAGAAACGGGATACACATCTACGCTGCCATATGCTATGATATTCAAGTGGGACGACCCAGATTGTAGGTATCCTATCACAAACGTGGACGAAGTGGAAGAGGGGTTTCAGATACTCCTAACTGGCGACTACCCTAGCGAATACCATCGCACGTCTAAGATCAAAGAGATTGTTTCTAGGGAAGTCAATAAGGTTGTATTTAAAACGCAAACATCAGTCTACGAAATGACTTTTACAAACGAAGGAATAGAATAATGAGAATGAAATTTGAAAATACAACAAACGGTTATGTTGAGGAAAGTAAATGCCCTTGGTTTTGGTTACTATGCTTTGGCTGGATGTATCTAGCATATAAGGGCGCTGGAGGTATGGCCTTTATATGGATTATCGCTTATATCTTTACATTTAGCATATCTGGTTTCATATTCCCATTCTTTGCAAAGGGGATCATTGAGAAATCGTACCAAAAGCGCGGATGGAAAGATGTGACCCATGGCAGTTAATGACAACGTAAAGACAAAAATAAACAAAGGACGCCTTGAGGTGTTTATGAATAGCTTTATCCTTGTCTTTGACGAGATACATGAGGCTAATGATTTTTTAATGGATTACTATGAAAGGGATTTATAATGTACGACGATGAAAAGTACAACGCTTTTAAAGATGAGTTTGGTGTTTGGATTATTGAGATTAAAGAGGCACAACATCCAAATCAATCGGATCAATAGTCATATCCTCGGTATCATTGCCGCCAATCGCTATAGTGTAATCAATATCACGAAATGCGCGTGTAGCGGTTGGCAATACAGTATCATCATCGGTCAAATCCATGACTACTTGAAACTCATAGCGATAAACAAGAAAAGCTTTGTTGTACGCCGCTACTCCATGACCGTTTAAGATTGTGCGAAAGTCCGCGGTATTAGATAGCCCTGTGTCGAACTGTGTTCCGTACAAGGTGCGCATCATTGGCAATAGCAAATCATGGCGGCATACATCTAGACTAACCTCGCCCGCTATTTGATCAGTGACAGGCGCTACAATATAACAAACAAACCCGTCGATAATACGCGTTCGCATTTCCTCGCCATTAGTAATCGTGCTAGTTGCATCTGAAAACGTACTTCTATCTTTAGATACCTCAGCATCTAAAGGCTCAACGAAAAGCCAAAAGTCACTTAAGTCTTGCTTTGTATATTCATCCAAGGCGCGATCAATATCAATAATACTGGCAACTCGTGGATTTAAGTAAACAGCCCCATTAATCGGCGTGTAAACCCCGTCAAGAAAATCCCCCGCTATAGTGAATGTATTCGCGCCAGTAACGGTAACGCTATAAACGCCATTAATACCGTCGATACGATCTTTCTCAAGTAAGAATTCATTGCCATTTAATGTCGGCGCAGTGTTAACGCTCATAACTTTAAAAGAACGGCGATTATCACTCGACTTTAGATCGAATACATCGTTCCATCCCGTATCAGTAAAGCCGCCCATCTCTATCTGGTTATGCTCATCCCATCCTAGGGTTAAGTCATGATCAGCGCTTGTCGTAAAAGTATAATTGAGGCCGTCTTTGGTCACAGCGCTTATGGGCGTACGAGTTTCAACGCCCGCAATCGTAACCGCGCCACCTGTGTCAAGTCCGTGCGCGGTTAAGGTGGTTATTGTAGCCACGCCTGAACTAGCTGCAATACTTGATATTCCTATTGCATCACCGAACAAGTCAGTATAATTAGGAAGCACTGCTCTAATCTGTTTTACTACGTCGCTAATCCGCATTGTAAGCCCTCACCATATAGTTAATAAATGTTTGCGCGTTATTGTCAGCAACCCTTTTAACGTTGGGGCGCGGCATCATTTTAGAAGTTCCGTCTTCAAGATATTCGCCGTAATGGGCCGACTTGCCGTAGCCGAACTCAACTTGCTTGTAACCCCTAACGTTAAACGTTACGCTTCGCGCTAGGTTACCCGTTAGGTTTGCGGGCGCTTCCCCAGCGGCAGACGCGCGATGAACCCTAGACCCTACGCGATAAACCTTACCTGATTTTCGGTCAAGTTTAATATGATTGCGTATATCAAGCTGGTTGCGACGTCCAATATTAAAAGCACCGTCGCGAATAGCCTTCTTATGCCCGCTAGTAATGTTTTCAAGACCGAAATAAACACGCTTATTTAACGGATCACCTTTAACACGTATCATTGTGCGCTTTCCTTAGTATCGTCCCCGTCAATCATTGCGAATATTTCCGTATATTCTTCACGGCCCTCATAGTCATCAATACGAACAATACGATATAAAACATCTTTCCATCTTACGCGGGTTTCGTTAGTTACATCATCGCGCCAACGCACGGTAAATTTATGGCTAGGTTTTTCATCAATTGAAACACCATCAAACACGCGTGCATTAAATTCCGTCTCAACCTTGGCGAAAACCTCGGCTAATTGCGTGTATGCCTCGCTAAACCCAACGTTAGAAAAAGAAGGGGCTTTAATGCCCCGAACTTCAAGAGATATACAATCCCTCATGTCGCCTATTGAAACCTTCCTAAGTTTACGGCGCTGTATTTGTCTAACTGGCATTTATCCATATCCAATAACTATTTTAAACGGAGCGTAAAGGTTTTTAACCTGCATAGGGGGCGATGTAGGATCGTCGCCTCTATTCTCGTACAAGAATGAAACATGTTCAAGGATGGCGTCCTTAATAGCGCTAGGCGTTGATGTATAACCCGCGCTAAACGTTACCTTAAACGTATAAGGCACAGTTGTATCAAGGTTAGGGGCCGTCGTGAATAAGAGCCTATTAAAGTTTGACCGCTTCTTTCTAAAAAATGAAGTATTGGCAACGTAAGAGCCATCTACGGAAACTTCTAAGCTCGTTACTGTATCGACCGGACTTCTTTGCAGCTCAAGAAAGGGTTTAGCCTCGCTATATGAGCCGCAAAGTCCGTCAAAAAAACCAACCCAGTCTTTTGATGTAAAATCTCTGCCTGTGTATGCTTCGCCCCATTCAGTCGCGGATGCAACCATGGAAGTGATAACCGCGTCATCTTTGGCAAAGTCAATCTTAAGGAATGCCTTTGCCTCGGACAATGAAACCGCTACATCAGGAGTGTTTTGTAATTCGTAATAGCTACCCATTACTTAACCTTTTTATTAGGGCCTCTTTTTTTAGGCTTAGTCTCAACTTCAACGGATTTAGCTTCATGCTCGTCTTTAGTTTCAACTTCAACGGCGTCAAGAACGGCGACACCATCTTCAATTAAAATAAGCGCGTGCGCATCGGAAACTTCAAGAACCTGATTGGCCTCAACCTCAATAATTCCGTCAATGCCGTGATTAAGGGCTACTTTACCAGTTTTTTTAAATTTAATATTCATTATCTATTCCTTTTTGTTATTCTTATATAAAAAGAGGCGGGCCACAAAGGAGCAGCCCGCCAACTCGTATTTATTGATTAGCTACTGGAGCATGGTTAGGCGAGAATTTAACAGCTACGCCGTCAAAAACACCACCTGAACTAGTCCCAGCCGAAACGACGCTCAAACGAACATAACGCTTCTTACCGATATAACCAACGCGTTTAGGCGTGTTATCTTCGGTTGCAGCGAATGCGATTGAACCCAACAAATCAGCAGCACCAACGGTAGCCGCGTCTGAAAGGTCATCAGCGTCACCGTGCGCAAGAACAACGGTATAAGTACCGTCAGTGATAACCGCGGACTTAAGAACAAATTCTAAGCCGTGATATCCGGCAATATCAATGATCTCGCCGTCTGTTGTTGCGTTTGTACTGATAGTAGCACTGTCAAACGCGTTAGCGACTTCACAGTTATCGTGTAGGTCAAAAAGTTTACCCATTTGTTTCTTCTCCTATTAAGCTTTGATTTTAAGCGCTTTGAAAGCTTCTGAAAGAACAACCTGACCAGTATTATACTTATGGAAGCAAAGTTCAATGATACGCTCTTTTTTGCGTGTTACTTCATCGCGAACTACAGCAAGGCCAGTACGATCAATGATCGTGTAACCGCGCATAAAGTCGCCATAAATTACAGACAAAGCATTAGTTGCGATTGAAGGAACATCTTGCATAACAAGATAGTCTTCGCCTGCGATTTGGTTAGGCTTACCACCACCAAGACCTACATTCCATAGGTACTGACCGTTTGAACCTTTAAGCGTACGCAAGAAAGCTAAAGTCTGGCGATTAAATCCGAATAGAGGATTATAGCCTTCTTTAAGCTCACCAGTAAGCGTAATGATATCGTCGCCTGTGATTGTGCCTGAACTTTCTGAAGTATAAGCGCCTGCAATAACTTCTGCATTAGCAAGAACACCTTCAGGTTGTCTTACGCCGTCACCAAGTAGGAACTTATTGCCCTCTTTTTGTGCGAACGCTTCAGCAACATCACGGTTGATTTCAGCTTCAATGTCAAAGTCAGAAGACAAAAGCATATCGAAAGTGAAAGGAACATTAACAGTCAAAGCGTTAGCCGTGATAGTTTCTGAACCGTACTCGCTTGTGCTGTCTTGTGCTGCGGCAGTTTCGCCTTCATAAGTAGCTGTTAAGATGCCTGTACGTTTAGGCATTTCAAGAGTTTTCTTACCAATTGTGCGAACGCGTGCAACTTGGCGAATTGGAGAAATTTCAGTCATCAATCGGATGATTTCATTATCCATTTCAGAAGATGTTAAGTAACCGCCAGCAGTATCGCTGTCAGTACGCAAAAGCGCCTTAGCTTCCATGTCAACATGTTCCATACCTTTAGACGCAAAGAGATTAAGAGCTTTATACTCTTCAGTTTCTTTATAGTCTACGCCATCAAAACCACCTGATTTACGGGCAATTTCAACTTCTAGGTCTTTTACTTGGTCAGCCATATCTTCACGGGCTTTACGCTCCGCTGCGATTTCGGCAACCACTTCTTGGTTTTTAGTTTCTTGCTTGGCAAGTGTGTCTTCAGCTTTCGCAGAGAAAGCCTTAAACTCAGCGGATTCAATGCCGAACTTTTCCGCTTTTTCGCGGATTTGCTCAACTAACTGAACCACTTCTTTATTTTCATCAGACATATTATGCCCTTTCTATAATGTTTTTAAAGTTTCGTTAAGTTTGGTTAAAGTGTCTTTTAATTCAGCATCCCGCTGCGACTTCTCATCAGCGTCCCGCTGATCGTCATCATTTAAAAGTGATACAAAAGCCTTAGCCTGTTTTTGACTAAAGCATACGCCGCCTTTCAGCAGTGTTTCTAATTCGCGCTCGCTTAACAGTTTAACGTTGTCTGCGCGGAATGTCCCGTTTTCTTTGTACGGGCTTTCTAAATTCATTTTAACGTAGTAATCAGCAATTGTTTTTTTAATAGCTTCATGCTCGTACTCATTAACTCCATCAATACCCTTTTGAACTAAAAAGGCAGATCGGAAAATAGCGTCTGGGATAATAGTAAGCTTGCCATCTAGGATATCAGCAATAGGAAGTAAGCATTCTGTTACTCCATCTTTTTCTTTTGTAAATAAGTAAGCGCTATCATTAACGTCTTTTCCTTCGTGTCTTTTTTGTGCGCCGTCATGATCCCAATGCGTGCCCATCGGAGCGACAGGCAAATCCTGAATGCCAGATGATTTAAAGCCAGTAATTACGGCATCGGCGTTCATTGGGATAGTAACTAGCGAAGTTTCAAACAATTCTGCCTTTTCAATGCTTCGAATATTACCGTTAAAGCTTTCTTTTTCAATAACGTAACCAATAGACATATCAGAAATAGATCCAGCTTCCATTTGCGGAATAACTCGGCCTTTAACAAAATCATCGCCCTTCGGTAATATAGCTTTAACGTACAAGCCCTTTTCGTCTTCGCGCATTTCAACAAAAGAGCCAATAGGTTGATCCCAATTATGCTGCCATAAAACAGGCATCATCTTAGAAAACTCAGTACCCTTAATCGGCACGACCTTAGACGCCATCCTTCTAATCGTATCAGTAAAAGCGCCGCGTAAAACAATATCGTTCCCGCGGTCTTTATTACCGAACGTTGAAGCATAACCTTCAAACATAAAATATTTATCAGAAATATCTTGTGTCTTAACTTCGGTTAACTCACAATTTAAAAAATGCTTTGTTTTCATTTAATCCTCTATTCGCTTTAATTGTATATTATGCGGTGTTGCTTCTCAAATTAGCCTTAAAGCCATTGCAAAGCCCAATTAAGCCAAAATTATATATTAATACATTCCAACTAGGTCTGTCGCTGTCGTTAATGTGCTATTTACACGAAGTGCGCGAAACGGAATTATAGAACCCGTTGGCACGTCTTTATAAACAACAACAACGCTGCCCTTTGATACGATAGCTATATCGCCACCAACACCAACATAAATACCACGGGTTACTTTTGTAAAATCAGTCCCGTCGCTTGGCGTGATTGAAAAATGGTTATCCGCTGGATCGCTCAAACCTTCTCTGTATGTGTTAAAATCATCACTCATAGTCTTCTCCTTAGTTAAAATTTAATATTAATATTACTTGCGCATCGACAGTTAACCCATTCACGGATCGGAGCGCCTAAACTTGTATCACCCGGAAACCTCATTTTAAAACCACCGACTATAAAGGCGTCGTCTATTCCTACAACTTGCCTATCCGCTGTTATGTGCGTGCTTCTGACATTAGCGTCACCAACCGTAACCCATTGCTTCGTACCCTCTTTAATAGGCTCTTCACGGCTTATTTGTGCGAAAGGGTCTTGCTGAACGGTATAAGGAACGCGCCCTGAATTGGCCTGCGCCATTATTAACTTAGTGCTTTCCGCTGCGGTCTGAGTTTCTGTTATAGCAATGCCTGATACGCGGCTCAAAAACTTGCGGCGGTTAAACGTGGCGGCCAAAACTGCAACTGATGCCGCGGTGACTGTAATCCCGTCTTCTAGTAATGATTGCTGTGCTTTTCGCACTGATTGATTGGCGTCTCTTTGCGTAGTATTAAGGATAAAGGCGGGCTGAGTAACAACTTTATCGGATTGCCATTCAGCTAATCCTAAATCAGCTAACTCCTCGTTGCTCACCTGTTTAACTTTTACTTTTTTAAATACCCTTTGTACACGGTCATAATGCTTGCGCAATATAGCCGCAAGATCGCCAGTATAAACGCTAAAATCAATAATGCTTCCATTAGACGCATATTTTCTTTTGAAGTCCCTATTCATACGGTTCATAAGCGGGCGTATAGATGCGTCAAGCTTTTGTTCAAGGCGCAGTTTATTATTAAGCTCGCGCGTAGCTATGTTTTTTTGCTCTAAAGTTAAAGCGTCCGGCGACAATACTTTGCACTGACATTTATTCATCTTCATCCTCAAATGGGGCTTCATCTGCTAAATCCTCGCCAGCGGGGATGAGTGTTGCGGCTTGATAGAATACATCTCCTCCGATAAGCGGATCACGGTTTGGCAATGCTTCACGTAATTCATTGACAGTCTCAACATTAACCTCGCGGCGTGTTTTAAGCTCTGCAAGTAGACGGCTTTTAAGCGCGGTGATTGTTTCAGGGTTATAAGTTACTGCCTCGAATGTATCGCCGTATCTATGACGCAAGCTTTTTGTTAAACCGCTAAATATAATTTCAGCATACGGCAATACGGAACGGTCATACAAATCCTCAATAGCACGATCAAAATTATTATAGGTTTGACTGTCTGGGGATATGATCGGCAGTGGTATTCCATAGCGCATAAAGATACTATCACGAGAAACAGTCTCAAGGGATGCAAAATCCATATCTTTATTGTTTTGCCCTAGCTCAACAATATCCATATCGCTAGCCGCATATACTGCAATCTTGCCCGCGTTATCAGATCCGCTAAAATCATCAATAACCTTGTCTTTAAATTCTTGAAATTGCTCCGGCTGGGGTGCTTGCTCACCCTTCATAATAACAGCCATGGAAAGACGACCGCCATTTGATAAAAGTTTAAGGTTATGATTTTTTCCTGATATCTGTTGACGAGCCTCAAGAGCCGCGGCCTGCAATGGACTATCGGCTAGGGTGTTTGAAATTCTTGATGAATAACCGTGTATTTGATAAAGCTCCCTAAGATTTCCGTCGTAAAAACGAGTAACGCCCTTTAACTTGTTGCGCGAATAAACCCCATTAGACATGCCCTGAGTGGTTTGATACGTGTTAGGGTACTTGTCCATCCCGTCTTCTGTTATGCTTACCGTCTGATTATTAATAGCGAATAAGGTCGCGGGCGGACGGTTAACTGAACCTTCAGAGTAAATAAAAGCATCATGGTTCAAAAGGTAATTACGAATAAGCTGACCCATGAACTCGCGATAATCTTCGAACTCGTTGGGATTTTTAAGGAGGTCAAGAACTTCGTGCGTATCGTCTAACGTGCCATCTTTTAGCAGTACTACGGGTTTTATTTGTTCAACCTCTTTTGCAATTGTGTCAATAGCAGTTGCGACCGCGCTTGAGTTTCGATAAAACTCCGCAGACTTTGCAGCCGTGACCATTCCCCCGAACAATACTTGATCCATAAATGAACCTTCGAGTACTGAAGAGTAGGAATATGACTTTTTTTCGATTTTAGGCTTAAAGAATTTTTTTAACATTCGCCAACCATTGTTATATACATGCGCCTTTCATTATGGGGTATCTATGACAGGTTGGCAAATTAGGGGTTGCATCGGCTTTAAATTTAAAATATAATCGGTTGAGCTAAACAAAAAGGGGAAAAGCACATATGAATTTCACAATTAATAAAGACCGTAATGATAAGATTGTTGAAATGGTTAACAACGGTTATACCTATGCAGAGACGGCAGGCGCTTTGGGGATTACTCGCAGTACTGTTTCTGGCGTAATTGGTAAGGCATCGGTTAAAAATAAGAAACTAAGCTTTGAAGACCGAATGGCTAAGTACATATAAAAAAGACCCCGCACTATAATAATGCGGGGTTTAGTTTCGTGGTAAGGGTCGTGTTATTTAGTTTTACATGTGGCCCTTTATTTTGTCAAGCCATAAAGTAAGATTTAGATTGTGAAACGATTAAATCAGTTAGACCCCATACCACGGCGTCAAGTCTATCGGGTGATTTCTTGCTATTCAATGGCACGTATTCGCATTGCTCTGTTTCAAGCTCATCAAGCCCATCGCAATGCCTAACCTCACCGCGCTCATAACATGCCGCTACTGGCTCTGCCCTTGCAAACTTACCCTTAGACGCACGAACCTTCTTAACAACAATGGTTTTATCAATGTTATGTATCATGGCCTCAACCATATCCCCGCCCTGATTAACTTCAGCAACGATATAGGCCGCCTCATGCTTATGGTATGCGTTAACAGCTCTTTGCGCCCAGTCGTTAGGGGAAAACTTGCCAGAGTAATCGGCAATAACTACGCCATGATTATCAATATCAAGCCCGCAGGCGATTATTCCTGTTAAATCGCTGTTTTCATTATTAGTAACAGCGGGATCAATTGCAATAACTGTTTTTTTAAGCTCCTTGATAGGAACAGCCTTCGCTTGCTCTATTAACAATATATTCCATAGAGCGCCCTCAATATCATCTTGAAATTCACCGTCTAAAAATCGTTTGCGCTGTCTGGAAGGAAGGCTTTCCAAAAGGTCAATATACTCTTGGGGCAAATTGTCCATATTGTCTTTAGGGTTCATTTGCAGGCAAGCATACCTATGATGATTTTTTATTATTTCCCCGTCTGGGGTCTTACCCTCTTTAAAAACAGTATAAGACCAATGCTTTCTGCTCGTAGGGTTGCAGTCATACATAGCTAACAATGGAAGCCCGCTATTTTCTGCTAGACGTGACATAATTGTATTTCGTGTATCCCAGTCGATCTGAGTACACTCGTTTAATTTTATTGTAGAGTACTCGTTTCCTAGTATTTTATCCACTCGGTCTTTATCATCAAAACCGCCGAACCATATTTCCGATCCGTTTTCAAATTCCACAAACCAATCAGATTTGTTTAATTTATATCTAACATTGGGAAAGGCTAGGCTCATTACTTTTGGAAATGTGTCCATACCAATAGATTGTTTTACGTGGTTAAAACGCAGCCTACCTATTAAATGACGACTTGGCTTAAGTAGGGCCCTAGCAGCTATGTTTCTAATATCAATCGCCGTTTTACCAGACCTTGATCCGCCGTAAAGCATTACATGAGTTTTTTCGCCGTGAAGCTTTGTAGCCTCTATTTGTCTTGGGGTTTTGATAAATGCCAATAACTATCCCCCTAGTTTCATATCATCTTCATCTAATTCTACAATCTGAATACCGCCAGATACTTCAACTTTATCCGTAAACAACTTAAGATGCTTACCAAGTAGTTCATAGCCTTTAAATCCACCTGCTACCTCAAATTTCCATTCTCCGGTAGGGGTTCCATTTTCATCGCGTACTGGCTCTGCCTGTATGCAACGATCTGTAAGTTCTTTGATGCCCCCTATCACGTAATCAGCGTCAATCTCAACACGCTCAGACCTAGCGTTCATAAGCTTTTGAATTTCCGCAACTATATTAGGTTTTGTAAGGTTTTCGCAACCGATGGATGCGGCTGTTTTTTCGGAGTATCCAGCTCGTATTGCTGCCTGTGTAGCGTTCAAGTCAACGAGGAACTCCTTGCAAAACATTAATTGTTTTTCATTAAGTCCCATAATTAAATCACATTCGTTTCTTCTAGGAAATTCTGATACCACGAATTAGTCCGCGACCAATTGTCATCTTTCCAATTATCAATATACATGAAGAAAGCCTCATGTTCAATATCGAAGTAATCTAGTATGTGATTTAGGGGTATTGGTGAATATTGCGCTTTTTCTGTTGGTTGAAATTTTTCTGCCATGCTTTCATGGTTTCTCTTGGGCGTGTATTTAATATTGCTATCATCATAATAATAATGACCATATTTTTTTATGTACCCTACCATTAGGTATTCTCTTGCATGATTTTTTTCTTGATGAGTTAGAAGGTGGTCTATTAAATTTTCCCCTGACGCGTCTTGAATTGCCCGCCTTAATATATTGATTAGAATAATTGATACGTCTTCATCTGTTAGCTCCGCTTGTGGATCGATATTAATAACATTAATTTCGTTATTATCTGCTAGCTCGGGGAATAGTTTCATAGATTGCATTTTATTGTCCTTTGCTTTGAAAGCGTGGAGCGTTGAATTATTTTTATGATGTGTTGGTTATTGCGTTGTGTCAAGCATGCTTATAGCTTTCTATATATAATTGTTCTTCTTCTTGACTCTGGCGATACAAAAAAAGATTTTATGATCATCCCGCTATTAATTAGGTTGTCGATAGCCTCTTGCCTTTCATACCTGTTTATCCACTGAGTTTTTCTTGTTATTTCTGATTTAGTAAAGGTGTTACCCATGTTGTTTATCGCGTATAGAACTTTCTTTTCTGTAGTTACCTCCCCTTTATATTTTTTACCCATACAAACGACCGCTATCGTTCCGTCGTCCATTTTTTTCGTTTTGATTTCCATGCCAATTGAACGCGCCTTACTGTATATATTTTTTCTTTCTGATTACAGAACATAATGAACATCGTGCAATTCCATATGTTCTAATATTTTTGTTGTACTGTCTTTTTCAAAAAACTCATTAGGGTTTACCTTTTCAAAATTCATTTTAATTTTCCTTTTTAAATGTTGATTACATGCCGTATCATGACCTATCTATATCGTAATGTAAAGTAATTGATCGTAATGCAAAGTAATTGCCTAACATGGTCGAAATAAAAGACTTACAATTTCAATGAAAGCTTTGATGTAATATGACTTACTTATACTTAATGTGAATTTACTGAATGAACTCTGTGAACTCTCGTGAATTCTCACTGAAATGAAATACTAAGGATTATGAAAACTGTGTTCTGTGTAACTCTTTGTATTTATTACTTTATATATATATTAATATATATATTATACTATGTTTATACTCTAAATTCATTCTTATTACCTACCCCCTTATTGTTTAAATTATGTTAAGTAGTCATTTTTTCTAGTAAGACACCCCCCTATTATTAATGAATTTGAGATTTTTTCAGCCGTATAGCCTTGTCACTGCGGGATACAAAGATCAATTCTTTCAATGAAGTTAAAATGAATTCATAATTTACGTTATTCGGTCATAAAAAAGCCCCTGAAAAGCGGGGGGCTAATCAGAGGCTTTAAGCTGCGCCCTAAGAAGGAACGAACAAAATAAGGCGCGCTTTAATGTGATCGCGGCGCTAATAATAGCGGAATGCGTCTCACATCTAAGCTTCAATAATTGCATAATCATATATGACTGTCAAATTTATTATAGGGTTTGACTAACCTTTAAAAACATGGCAACCTGAGTTCAAATAAATCAATCGGGGGATTAAAAACCAACATGCATAATTTCACTAGCTATTATAAACTTGGCTTAAGTATATTCCCCCTCCGCGGGAAGCATCCATTGATTTCATGGAAGCGTTTTCAAGATAACCGCGCGGATGTTGAGGAGGTAACCAAGTGGGACGTTACCCCTCATAATATTGGTATTGCTACGGGCCATGTGTCTGAAATATTAGTTGTTGATGTTGATGGGGTTTATCCTCCTGATTGGCCGGAAATGCCGAAAACGTGGACGGCTAAGACAAAAAAAGGCTTTCACTATTATTTTTATATGTCGCCTGATCAGGATTTCCGCAATTCCACGAGGATTGCCGAGAACGTCGATATTCGTGCAAATGGGGGGTATGTGGTGGCCCCGCCCTCTAAACACCCTGACGGGGGATTGTATTCGTGGGAAATAGCGCCAGAGGATGCGACACTTGCAGATATACCTGATTGGCTCATTGAGGTTTTGAATAAGCATGACAAGCGTTTGTTTGAAGCACCTAATCATACAAAGGTTGATAAGCCTGTTGTTAGGTCTGTTAATTCTAGCGATAACGATCAAGCTTACATTGATGCCGCGGTTAAGGCCGAATGCGATATTTTAAGAACTATCGGCGAGGGCGGTCGTAATGATCAGTTGAATAAAAGCACGTTTGCGCTTGCCGGATTGTTACCCGCTGGCGAGGTTTCTGCGATTTTAACGCCTATTGCATTAGAGATAGGGCTTAACGCTGTTGAAACACGTAAAACGATTGATAGCGGATGCCAAGGGGCAAGGCCGCGGGAAATACCCCAGCGCATCGGATTTGTGTCTAATCCAGAGGCCCCAGAAGAAATGCCTCTTATTGTTAAGAATATATTAGAACGTAATGGCAAGGTTATAAAGCAAAGTGAAATATCGTCAGATTTAATTAGCGGAGCGCCTTCTTTTATGGGTGACTTTATACGATGGTCGCTTGCTACGTCTTTCTTTCCTCAACCGACATTATCGCTAGCTGCTGCTATTGCTTTGGCGGGGCATCTTATGGCGCATAAAGTGGCGACGGAAACGGATTTAAGAACTAATTTTTATACGATGGGCGTGGCAGAGAGTGGCGCTGGAAAAGAACATGCCAGACGGTGCGTTGCCAAGTTGCTAGATGCTGCGGGTCATTCTGATGGCTTGTCCGGTGATCCGGCATCATCCCCCGCCGTGATCAACTTGGTTAGTAGGGCCGGAGGCGCTGCGCTAATTCAAATAGATGAAATGGGTCATTACATAAAAAGTATTGGCGGGGATAATTCAGCCAGTCATAATAAGATGGTAGCCGCTAACTTTATGAAACTGTATTCTAGTGCGGGCGGAATGTATATCGGTCAAGAGTATGCTAACAATGAAACCAATGGAGGGCGGTCTGATATTGACCAGCCGTGTTTAAATATATACGGAACGACTATACCTGATAATCTTTATGGGGCGCTTTCTAAAGAGAGTGCATATGATGGGTTTTTGTCTCGCTGGATGATATTTGAAACATCACGATTTGATATTGAGGGTAATGTTAATGCACAAAGATTAGGAACACCCCCAGACGGGTTAGTTGAAAGCGCGAAATTTTGGATTGACCAGCCTAAATATCACGCGGGTGCAGGCGGTCAGGATGGAAATTTAAACACTTACACTATGATTAAACCTCGCGTTATTGAATTTACTGATACGGCTAGAAAGCAATATTACGAGTTTAGAACGGATTGCCGTAGAAAAATGGCCAATTCTAGCGATAAGATTGATCGGGCATTTTGGAATAGAACGGCAGAACATGCGGCAAAGCTTGCCCTAGTTGGACATGTTGGCGATAAAATTTGTACTAGCGTTTTTGATTGGGCGGTTGAGCTATCTAATGCTTTGACCATATCGGCTATTGATAATATTAAAGCTAATGTTTATGATAATGCTTATGAGGCAGAGCTTCAAAATATATTTAAACTGGTTAAAAATGCGCGTGCCGGAATAAGCAAAAGCGATATTACCCGCAAAACGCAAACGATGGAACGCCGAAAACGTCAAGACATTATTGAAACGCTTATTGAAAGTGGCGACATTAGAGAAGAAAAAAAGCAGTCCGAGGGTTCGGGACGCAATGTAACTATGTATTACTGTTAGGAAAAACCATGAATGAAGAACAAAGAGATATGATGTTAAACGATGTTATAAGCGTTTTTAGAACTTACAACTGCCCCAAAGAAGATATGGTAAGCGTTTGCCTTAATATCGTGCAAGCCTCTTTTGAATTAGAGGTTGATAATAATAATTAAAATAAGGGGTTGCGTTCTTACACTAGGGGGCGTATATTAGATGAATGAGGTGAGGGATTAGCCCCCGCCAAGACTTTTAAGAAAGATAATAAAATGACACAAGATATCACTTACACTCAGGACGGAATTTGGACTAGGTTTTTTCCAGAGACAGATGCAGGACGCCCTGTTTGGGATGAAATGCAGGAAGACGGCGTAGCAGCGGTTTTAAATAATCATGCGGAATACGTAATTAAGAAAATTCGTGACGCTGGCTATAAAATTGCAAAAGCTAAAAAAGTAACCAAGGCGGATATGGAAGAAATTTTCGACCTCATGGAAAAGGAGGGGCTATAGAATGTCAATTATTCAAGAAAGAACAGACGCGAAAAATGAGGCCATGGAAACGCTTAAGGGCTTGCCAATGTGTTACGAGGTTACGAAAGATAAAGACACTCTTGTAATTGAGTTTCCCTATCCATCGCTTGCCGTTGATGGTTTGCGGGTTGATAATACAAAGGCTGGAATTGAGCAGGCTATTGAAATGTGCGAAGAGGCTTGGCTGGCTTTTGCTTTGAAGGGGTTGTAAGATGGTCTACTTGCCATTTAGAGAGGAAGTAAAACAGCGAAAAACATATAAACAAATAATAAAGGATAGGGCTATGAATAAA